CTGACACAAATAACGTACCTATTGGAACCGTGGATGAATTAAGAACAAATAGACTATTTATAATGAGAACTATAGATAATATAGATAATCAAACAAATCAAACATTATCAAAACTTCGTGGAGGAAAAACTTTAAATAAAAGAAGAAAATCAAGAAAAACTGTAAATAAAAAAAGAAAAACAAGAAAAACAAAAAGAAGAAGACATCAATAAATTATTTTATTTTATAATTAGTTTAAAAAAATAAAATATAAAACAACTATTTAGTAATTATGGATGATTTTAACGTAAGTTCGCTTCATGAATCGAAGAATGAATGGGGTGCCCGTCTCATTACCATTATGACGCCACTAATTATCGATGGGTACAAATCTATTTTAGACGAAGCTATTAAGTTGTGTAGGGACAATGGTGAAATGGATAAGTATCTAATGACATTTCAAAATTTCATTTCAAGAATTCCTAAATGGAATCAAACAATTATTGAAACAGAGCGAAAAAGAATTTGCGATAAGTCGGGTTGTTCTTATTTAGAAGATTTAGTCACTTGTGTTCACATTATTCAATTGAAAATATTGACTTCTATGCGTGTAGGACAAAAACAAAAGAAGGTCGATATTAAGATTCCCAAATTGGATGATTTTGTTCACAAGACGTATATCAATGTCGCGCGCAAAGTATATAAAAATGTGTATTTATTTGAAATCAATATACCTCCTTTAAATATTCAAAAGAATCATAGAGAGTTGGAAATTATCGTCCAAGAATGTATTTTAAACACATTAAGAGAGAGTATTCCAGTTGAAGCAATTTTGAAGGCGTATATGGATGAAACGGTTGAAGAAAATGTTGTTGAAGAAATTAAAGAACAAATTGTTGAAAATCCTAATCAAAATGTACAAACTGGCGGTATTGCTAAATCACAAGTTGTTCAACAAACTCAGAATGTAGAACCCAATAGCAGTCTAACTACTTCTAAAGTAGGGTTTAATGACGTTGACTATGTTGCTACAAGTGATGGACAATTTCAAAATGTAGTAGTGCCAAAAACTGATGAGAATTTAGATTATATAAGCAATATGAGAGCAGAACAGCGAAGATTAGAAGAAGCAAATGATGATTCTGATGATGATAATATTAGATTAAATATATCAAACGAATCAGTTAGTTTAGATTCTTTAGGATTAATATCCATTGAGGAACCAAAAATGGATTTATTGCCTGATTTATTGCTTGACGAAATAGAAGTTTTAGAATAATTATAAAATTGCGTAAAAAGGCGAATAATATATACAATAAGTATTTTAAATGGATAACATATTTATTGTTGCGGCAATAGTGTCGATTATTTTTGTTATAGCGAAATTTATTGAAATGAGGTTTATTGACAAGGAGTCAAAACCATTGAAGTTGTTGATCCGTGACGCACTTTTAGTATATATTAGTGTTATAATTGGTTATTTTATTTTAAGTCAGTTGAAACCGATTATTCAAGATGGTGGAGCAATTATGGCGCCACAAGTGTTCACAGGTAATCCGGAGTTCTAACGACCCGTCCAAACCTTAACAATAGGTCTTTGTAATTTATTGTTTTTAACATCATCTTCATAATTTTTGTATGTATAATTACTAAAATTTTGATATTTAAATATGCTTCCTAGTAACGATTTTTTATTAGTTATAGCAGGATATTCGCTGTAAAAGATAACACCCATTATTCGTTCGAGACAACATCTGTCCTTTCTACAAGTAACAACACCGGTTAATTTTGTTATATTATATTTTCTCTCTAAATACAATAAAAAATCTTGATTTATAAACGCTTGTGACCCAAAACAACCAAACCAATTGTGTTTATCCATTCCAAGAACCTTATTATGCATTGTCAATTTGTTTATAATTTCTCTAGAATTGTTTAACGCACCTGCTATTTCTGCCGAATTACTGACGCATTCATTATCCGAATAGAAATGCCAAAATGGTAATACATTGACACCAATTAGTTTTTCAAAATTGACACGCTTATGGAAAAAAACACTGTCGTGAATAATGATCGCATTATTAAAAAACTTGCGCTTGATATAGTAATAATAAGGAAGCAATTCACCGCGACCAGGAAATTCGGATTCAATTACTTCAATATTTTCATAATTATTAAAAGATATTACAAGTTCTTTCACGCTGTTATCATCTATAATAACGATTTTTCTATGTGGATAAAAATGACGAATACATTGAACACAATTGTTCCAATATTTATTGGTTAACTCCGAATTAACATGCCTTGTAATAATAAAACCGTAATCATTCATTAATAGTATAAATTATAATATTAATGAAAATTAAACATTTTTTCAAAATAAACACTTCTAAACTAAAACAGGTATTTTGTCAATATCTATAACATCATTTGAAACAGTCCCTTTAAAATCAGCGTATGCTTTAAATTCTGGTCGTTCTAATTGCGCTTGAGGTGTGTGTTTATTAACACATCGAGCAATCATTTTATACAATTTAAAATCAGGGTATCGGTCTTGTCCATTATTCTTATATAATACATTAATACCTTTGTCATCGAGACACCATTCTACAACTAGACGTTGAACTGGGTTACATTTTGTCAAGTCTTGAACTTCCGACATATCTTCTACAACGTAGTCAAAAATAGAGCATGCTAGGCGACATAAGTCGAAACTGTAATTGGGTTCCAATCGCGATTTCTTTTCATTGAAATATGGTTCTGTGTTGTATTGAGTTGCCGCATCATTGCCGGTTTGGAAACTGTCGCTACAAAAAAGTTTCCCATTATATTTGTAAATGCTTCTTCCGAAATCAATGATTTTATAGATTCTGCCAAATGTTGGTACCTTATAGTATTGTTTTTTATAGCAATAATAAATAAATTTTTTATCTGTCTGGTTATACATTACATTATTTGAATGCAAATCATTATGAGTGAAAGCAAATGCTTTTTGGTAAGTGATTAAAATCATTATAATTTGCATAAATGCGGACATCCATTCTTCTTCTTTTAAATCGTTTGATAATATTAAATCATCAAATGTATTTTCACAATATTCCATACAAATAACTTGAACAGGGAATTGTGGTATAATTGCGTTTATTCTCTCTTCTTCAAAACTATCATCTGAATCTTCGTCTTCCCATTGTGTGTCATCGTCATCTTCTTCTACATCTTTTTCTTCTACATCTTTTTCTAAAGGTGGATCGTTTTCTAAAGGTTGATTTGCGTCTACTTCATTTGTGTCTACATCGTTTTGCTCCATTTCACCATCAACTGTATAAGACGTTCTAGACGAACACGTTGAATTTGATTTTAACGAAACTTTATTGTCATTATCATTTGTCATATTTGAATTTGTAATATCAATTAGTTCAGAGTAATCACAACCTTTTAAGTCTTCCAAATTCATCAAATTGTTTTCATCGTTAAATATATTCTCAAAAACTTCATTATCAAATGATTTAATAGATATATTTGATTTAACAGATGAATTATGCTCTATTTTAAGTGGTTTCAATTTAGTATCTTCATTTTGAAACTGAAATAAATGTTCATAATCATCGACTTTAAAAAGTGAATTCTTGTTTTTATTAAAAAAATCCGAATTATTTAGGTATTCAATATCGTCATAAATATTCAAAACAAAATTGTTTTTTATTGCTAAAAACGAACCATAATAATCTACTCCATGTTGAAAATTATTTTCATAAATCAGGTTACTAGAGAGAAATAAAAATAGTCCATCAACATATGCCGAATTGTTCATATCCAATATTTTGCTGTTGCAAGTTGTTTCGTCAGAATTGATACTGGGTAGATTCAAAATTTTGTCATCATTGTTGTATTTTCCTATTAGATATTTAAAAGGATCTAGCAAAGGCGCCAATTTAAAAAACATATCTTTGTCTTTTGTTTTTGAATTATTATTTATATTTTTAATACGACAATTATACAATTTATTGTAATCTGTATCATCCATATTTTCATATGTTTCATATTCGTTTATTGATGATATATACCATTTATGATTCAAATTTATATTATTGTAGTTGGTATCATTCAAACTGAAAAAACGATTATAAATTGGAATATAATTTTGTGTTTTAGAGAGAAACAATGAAGTAGGTTTTTCTAAACTTTTAAAAAGTTCAGAGTTTTTCCTTTTTTGATAATTGATATTTATCATTATTAGGTAATTAATATATAAATTATATGAGTTTTTAACTCATTATTTACATAAAGTGTTTTACCTTTTAAGTTGGTAATAATTTCTCTCTTAATATCAATTTATAAACTACATTAAGAGAGAAATTAATTGCGTTTTTAATTGTATTTAAAATTTTATACAATATAATATATGACGCTTGAATTAAAGAAATTCGATATGAAAAGCATTAGTTTCAAACCGAATGAAAATAAGGGACCTGTTGTTGTGTTAATCGGAAAGCGTGATACTGGCAAATCCTTCTTGGTAAGAGACTTACTTTATTATCAACAAGAGATTCCCATCGGTACCGTAATTTCGGGAACAGAAGAAGGCAACGGGTTTTACGGAAAAATGGTGCCCAAATTGTTTGTCCACAATGAATACAATAGCGCCATTATTGAAAACATCTTGAAACGACAGCGTACTGTGTTGAAACAGATTAAAAAGGAGATGGAAACATATAAACGCAGCACTATCGATCCTCGCGCATTTGTCATTTTAGATGACTGCTTATATGATAACACTTGGTCACGCGATAAATTAATGAGACTCCTGTTCATGAACGGTGAAGGTTTGCCGGAGTCATTTTAAAAGAATGGCTAGTTTACTGCTTATTAGCATTAAGCAACACGTCCAAATTGCGGAGACGTCTTGTAAGGTTTATACTACTAAATTATTGTAGAAATATAATAATGGCTTATGCTAATCACATAAGGTATAGTAAAAAGGTATAAAATAGAGATAACCCGCAGCTCGTCACCTAAGTCCGCTATCGGTAAGGATATGGTGATAGTTCAACGACTAAATGCCCGTGGGGTTGAGAAGTCTAACCAACTTCGATGATACCTTAAGATATAGTCTAAACCCATTCGAGAGAATGTTATGCCCATTTAAAAAGCATAGATTTAGTGATTTTAGAAGGAAATGTCTAAATGAAAATGGTATAAATTGAGACATTGGAAAGTAATGTTGGTGATAACAATGCAATATCCTCTCGGTATTCCACCCACACTGAGAACCAACATAGATTATGTTTTTATTCTTCGAGAGAATTACATAGCAAATAGAAAGAGAATATATGAGAATTATGCGGGTATGTTCCCAACATTTGAGTCCTTTTGTCAAGTGATGGATCAATGTACCGAAAATTATGAGTGCCTAGTGATAAATAATAACTCAAAATCGAATAAATTACACGATCAAGTGTTCTGGTACAAAGCAGACAACCACGGTGACTTCAGATTGGGTTCAAAAGAGTTCTGGGAATTATCGAAAGGACTCAAAGATGACGACGAAGAGGAGCAATATGATCCAAATTCGGTTAAAAAACGCGGTGCGGGACAGAAAATCAGCGTCAAAAAGGCGAATAAATGGTAAAAAGTATAGCAAAACCAAAGTGCTTTTATAAAAACTGCTTTTCAAATATATAAGCACTTTATTTTAATTAAAATTGATTAGTTTTAATTAAATATAAATATTTTATACAATAAAAATGAGTTTATACACACGAAATGTAGAGGAATTATTATTATATTTATCTAAAAGAAAAGACAAAATTGTTCATAATTTAAAAAAAAATTATAAAGAAAATATTCACTATATTATTGAAAAAAATAATTATAATAATATAAAAAAATATGGAG